CTGCGGCGTCTCTCTCTCCCTCGCACGTTTGTTCGATTCTCGAGTTCGGCAACCGAAGCGTTGCACGTCGCCGCACCGGCACGCTACAACCGTTGGTACCATTGGGTTGTAGGGCATCGACCCTCTACAACCGTTGGTACCATTGGCTCGTAGGATTCTCGGGCCGAAAAACGTTGGTATCATTGGGTTGTAGGGTGCTATCGGGCCAGAACCGTTGGTACCATTGGGTTGTAGGCCCGTTTCGGTCGGCGACCGGGTTTGCCGGGCGAGTTGAGTTTCGCCCCACGCGTGACCGTCCGGGCTCGTGCCGGCGTCTCGGTCGCCGTCCCGAGCGGGTGCGGTCGTGATCGTGATCGCGTGCCCGGTGTGCGGTGTCGATGTGACGCTCGCCGGCGCCCGCGGCGGTCGGTCGCTCATGCTCGATCGCAGCGATCGTGGTCGGTGGGTGATCGTTCTCGATGGCGGCGCGCATTTGCTCGGCGCGCTCGATGTGTGGTCGCCGACGACGCAGCGTTTCGAGCGGCACGAATGCGAGCGGTCGTGAGCTCGCCGGCGCTGCCGATCCCGGTCGATGCCGTGCGCATTGATGCGACGATCGAGCTCGGCGAATGACGGCGATCGTGCGGTGTTCGGGGTGCGGTGTGCAGATTGTGACGACGCCGCCGTTGCGCGATGTGTATTTGTGCGCGGCGTGTATGTCGCGGGGCGGCACCCGATGAGCTCGCCGCATCCCGCGTATCGCGAGGCGGCGCATCGGCAGCTCTCGGCGATCCTGCGTGCTCGCGTTGTTCGGTGCAGCTCGTGCGGTGTTCGGCGTGCGACCGATGTGGGGCATTCGCCGGCGCTCGCGTTGCACTATCACGTCGCCGGTTCGGGGTGCTGCTCGATTCGTCCCGAGTGTGCGCGGTGTAATCGTGGTGAGGGCGGGCGGATTGCGGGCGAGGCGCGTGCGGCGTCGAAGCCGAGTCGGCGGTGGTGATGCGCCGGGTGGGTCAAGTCTTGACCGCGATTGTTATCGCGCTGCTGCTGCTCGACGCGGCGCTCGCGCTGCTCTTTGCGGTGATGCCGCGATGACGGTGACGGGCGCGCGTGGTGGTCGCACGGCGAAGCATGCGACGGTGGCGCGCCGTGCGCTCGTCGAGCTCGCGCCGACGTGGCGCGGTGGCGGCGCCGAATGGTCGTTACTGGCGCGGTCGCTCATCGGCATCGCGCAAGCGTGGGACGACATCGAGCTCGAAGGTGTGCCGCGTGCGGTGGCGTCGATCTCGGCGCGCTATCTCGATTGCATCGGCAGGATCGTTGCCGGGTGCGGTGTGCCGGCGGCGGCGGCGCCGAGCTCGTCGGGAGGTGATGACGATGACGGCGACGGCGAATCTTGGGGAGATCTCGTCGGCGAGTTGCGTGCCGGCGAAATGGTCGCCGAGCAGTAGCGGCGCGCCGAACGACGGCGCGGCGATCGGCGAGATCATGCGCCGGCTTGGGTGGGCGCCGTTCGCATGGCAGCAAACGGTCGCCGACGTCGCGACCGAGCGTGTCGCCGGCGGCGGCTACCGCTTCGGCACGGTCGGTGTGTGTGTGTCGCGGCAGCAAGGTAAGACGTCGCTCGTCGCCGGGCGCATCGTCGCGGAGATGCTGCGCGGTGGGCGCGCTGCGTTCACCGCGCAGGATCGCATTTTCGCTCGCGAGAAATGGTCGGAATACACCGAGCTACTCGTCGAGCGGTTGCCGCCGGCGATGGTGGCGCGGTGGTCGCGCTCGAACGGTCAAGAGCATTTGACGCTCACGACGGGTGGCCGGTTCGGGATCACGACGCCGGGCCGCAAGTCTGGCCGCGGTCGCGCGAACGATCTCATCGTGATCGACGAGGCGTTGATGATTGAGACGATGGCGGTGATCGCTGCGCTCATGCCGACGATGGCGACGAGGCCGAATGCGCAGGTGTGGTTGCTCGGCAACGCCGGCGACGAGCGGGCGGCGATGTTCCGGCATTACCGCGATCTCGGTCGTGCGAGCTCGGGCGCGGCAGGTGTGACGCCGGGCCGGGTGTGTTGGATCGAGTGGGCGCCGGGCGATCCCGAGTGTGACGTGTTGGATCGTGGCGCGTGGCGTGAGGCGATGCCGACTCTCGATCTCGCCGGCGGTGTGACGTCGCAGGCGGTCGCCGATGCGGCGGCGACGATGCCCGAGCTCGATTTCCGCCGCGAGTATTTGTGCCAATGGGACGACGACCGCGAGCTCGACGTCGCGCTCGCCGACCGCATCGACGCTGCCGCGTGGGCGCGTGTGCGGTCGAGCTCGGCGGCGCCGGCGGGCGCGGTGCGTTTCGGTGTCGATGTGCCGCCGGAGCGAACGTCGGCGACGATCGTCGCGGCGTCGGTGTCGCCGCCGGCGGTCGAAGTCGTCGCCGATGGCGCCGGCGTCGATTGGGCGGTGGGCCGCTGCGCCGAGCTCGTCGGGCGCTACGGCGGCTCGGTGGTGGTCGATCCCTCGTCGCAGGCGGCGACGGTCGGTAAGGCGCTCGCCGCTCGCAATGTCGCGGTGGTCGAAGTGTCGGCGCGTGAGCGGGCGCAGGCGGCGGCGCTCTTCGACGATGCGGTGTCGCACGGCATGGTCGCGGTGCGTGTGTCGGCTCGGCTTGATCGTGCGGTCGAGCTCGCGCGCAAGGGCCGCAGCGGCGACGTGTTTCGGTGGGTGCGTGCCGATCCAAGCGCGGATATTTCGCCGCTTGTGGCGGCGTCGCTCGCGTGGTGGGCGGCGTCGCTCGCGCCGGCGGGCCCGCCGCGCCCGGCGATCTTCTGATGCCGGCGCCGGTGTTGCTCGATTTGTTTTGCGGCGGCGGCGGTGCAGCTATGGGCTATCACCGCGCCGGCTTCGCCGTGGTCGGCATCGACTACGTGCCGCAGCCGAGTTACCCGTTCAAGTTCGTGCGCGCCGACGCGATGCGTTACCCGCTCGACGGCTTCGATGCGGTGCACGCGTCGCCGCCGTGCAAGCGGTTCACATCGGCACGCAACCGCGACCGCAACACTTTGCGGCTATTCGATCCGCATGACGATTTGTTGACACCGACGCTCGCGCGCTTCGCCGAGCTCGGTGTGCCGTGGGTGGTCGAGAATGTGCCGGGCTCGCCGATGCCGGCGGGCTCGATCACGTTGTGCGGCTCGTCGTTCGGGCTCGATGTGCGCCGGCATCGTTTGTTCGCATCGAATGTCGAGCTCGTGGCGCCGGCGTGCGATCACGCGTGGCAGGTCCCGCGGTTTCAATCGCTCGAAAACAAGGGTCGCAAGTCGGGCCGGCTCGCATCGGTGGTCGGTGTGCACGGCACGTTGCAAGGTGGTGCGGACACTCTCGCGCTGCGGCAACGTGCGCTCGGCATTGATTGGCTCGATAACGACCGGCTCACGCAGGCGATCCCGCCGGCGTTCACCGAGCACATCGGTGCGCAGCTACTCGCGACGATTGGGTGCGACGCATGACGTGCGACGACGAGCTCGGCGACACCGTGAGCAACGGCGACACCGCGAGTGATGCCGATGCGAGCTATGAGAGCGGGTGGCATGACGGTGTGGACTACGGCTATCGGCTCGCCGTGCGCGAGGTGACGTGCCCGACGTGCGGCGGCTCAATGAGCGATGCTCAATAGAATCTCTTGACGAGTCGGCGTCAAGATGGTATATTGAGTGTGTGCCCGGAACGACCGGGCCGCCGAGCCGAAAGGGCCCGACACATGGCACGCACCGACGAGTTCACCATCGCCCGAGCCGCGATGATCGGCGCCGAAACCGCCGCCGACGACATCGTGCGTTCGGTGCGCGGCACCGAGCTCGCCGACGCCGCCGACGAGATGCTGCTCGACGGTGTGCGTCTCGCCACCGTGGCGCTCGCCGCCGGCACCGATCACGTCGGCGCCTACCGCGGCGCCGAGCTCGCCTACCGCTCGGTTTACGAGTCGGTGTTCGAGCTCATCACGGCGGTCGATGCCGCGTGAGGACCGCCGCGAAGCAACCGCACCCGCTGCCGCGGCACGGCGCGGCTCGATCCGCCGCCGCCGAGCAGCTCGGCGCCGAGCTCGCCGACCGCGCCGAAGTGTGGCGGGCGATCGGCATGCGCGTGGCGCCGGCATCCAATGCGCGGGTGCGTTGGATCGTCGGCGAGCTCGACGGCGATGCCGCGGCGCGATTCGCCGAAGCGCTGCTCGACGTGCTGCACCCGGCGGGCCCGGCGCCCGATTGGTGGCGCACGCCGCTCGGCGAGCTCGTCGGCGGCGTGCTCGGTGTTGACGATGTGTTGACAATCGACTACGCCGCGGCGGTGCTCGACGTCACGCGGGGCACGGTCGATTCGCTGCTCTCACGTGGCGAGGGCGGGCTCGTGCGCGCACCCGGCGGCGTCACTCGCCGGTCGGTGCTCGCACGACTCGCGAGGCTACGAGCTCGCCGCTAATGTGATCCTCCCGCTCGCACCGGCTCGGTGCCGCGGATGCACAACCGACGGCGCGCCGTTCGAGAGCGGCGCGCCGCCGGCGCGCTTGTGTGCAATCATGTGCGCCATGTTCGGTGCTGCGGCGCTCGCCGTCGAGCTCGTCGGTTTCGCTTTGATCGTGATCGGTGTCGCGATGGTGTCGGTGGCGGCGGCGTTGATCGTGGCAGGCGTGCTCGTCGCCGTCGCCGGCGTCGCGCTCGAAGGTGCCGGGCGACCAGCTCGACACCGTGAGCGGGTGCCGTCGTGATCTTCGGCAAGCTCATGCAACGTGCTTCGACGTCGATGCCGCCGCCCGAGGCGCCGCCGGGCGGCGCGATCAACGCTCTCGCCGGCGGCTCACTCTTGTGGTGGTCGAATCCGACGAACGGCGCGTTCAACGTGCTCGATCCCGGCGCCGGCGGTGGTGCGCTCGGCTTCGCCGGCATCGGGCGCGGTGTGTCGTTGATCGCCGACACTCTCGCCGGTGTGCCGCGGCACGTGTACCGCGGCGACGTCACACAAGTCGCAACGCCGGCGTGGATCGCCGACCCCGGCGGCGCGCTGCTCATGCCGGGCGGCGCCGGGCCCGGCTCGCTCACGCCGTTCGATTTCTATTCGCAGCTCATCGTTTCGCTGCTCTTGCACGGCAACTCTTACGTGTGGCTCGACAGGCGCGGCTTCGACGGCGCGCCGACGCCGCCGTTGCACGTGATCAATCCCGAGCTCGTGCACGTCGAGCACACCGGCGACCGCGTTGACGAGTACCGCATCGGCACGGCGACGATCGCACCCGACGACGTGCTGCACGTGCGAGCTCGCACGTTGCCGGGCTCGCCGGTCGGCATGGGCATCGTGGCGCAGTATCGGGCGACGCTCGCCGGCATGGGTGCGTTGCGCGCCTACTCGGCTTCGACGTTCGGCTCGGGCGGTGTGCCCGCCGGCGTGCTCAAATCCGAGGCGCCCGATCTCACGCAAGACGAGGCGTCGCGGCTCAAAGCGGCGTGGATGGCGGCGCATGGTTCCGGCGAACGCTCGATCGCGGTGCTCAACGCGACGACGACGTTTACACCGCTCTCGTTGCCGCCCGAGGATGCGCAATTTCTCGGCACGCAGCAATTCTCGCTCTTAGAGCAGGCGCTCATGGTGGGCGTGCCGCCGTCGTTCGTGGGTGCGACGAGCGGCGACTCGATGACGTACTCGAACGTCGAGTCGCGTTTCATCGAGCTCGGCAGATTCTCGCTCTTGCCGTGGGCGCGCCGGGTCGAAGATGCGTGCGAGCGGTACTTGCCGCGTGGGCAGCGAATGCGCTTTGTGCTCGATGGTCTCTACCGCAGCGATACGAAAACGCGGTACGAGGCGCATGCGGTGGCGATCGCCGCCGGGTTTCTCACGATCGACGAGGTGCGCGAGCTCGAAAATCGTGCACCGCTCGGCTCACCCGCGGAAGGTGTCACATGAGCGATCTTCGCACTCTCACAATGCCCGCCGGCGAGCTCGTGGTGCGCGCCGGCGACGGGCCCGGCGATGTCGGTCGCACGGTGTGCGGCATCGCGGTGCCGTTCGGTGCAGCGGTTGACGCACCCGAGGGCCGCGAGGCGTTCGCGCACGGCGCGTTCGCTCGCACGATCGCGCATGCGAAGTTCTCGAAGATCAAGCTTTGCGTGTCGCATCGCCGTGCCGATCCGGTCGGTGTGTGCGCGCTGCTCGAAGAACGCAGCGAAGGTCTCTACGGCGAGTTCCGCGTGTCGGCGACCGCCGCCGGCGACGACGTGATCGAGCAGGTGCGCGACGGCACACTCGACGAGCTCTCGATCGGGTTTTTCCCGCAGCGTGGCAGGCGCGAGGGTAAGACGTTCGTGCACACCGAGGTGCGACCGATCGAAGTGTCGCTCGTGCCGTGGGGTGTGTACGGGCCCGCCGGCGCGCTCGTCACGTCGGTGCGTTCGGTGGATCTCGACGAGCCCGAGCTCGTGGCGGTCGGCACACCGCGGCTCGACGCTCTCGGCGAGATACTTGCAACGTTCGGCGCCCGCTCTTAGTGTGACGCTTGCTAGATCGCACGGCACACCTAGGGCCCGATCCGAAGCCCGGCACGCCGCGGCACTCATAGCTGCAAGATGCATGACGAGCCGCGATGGGCACGGATACGCAGGTACCACGTCGAGCCGCGATGCGAGATCACACATTCGTTTCGTGATGCCGAAGGTGGTTCGCCGTGAATGGTTATCTCGACAAGATGCGTCGCGAGCGTGAGCAGCTCGCCGTGCTCACCGCCGGCATCGCCGAGCGTGCCGTCGCCGAAGATCGCGACGTGAGCGAAGCCGAAGAGGCGCAAGTGCGCGAGGCCGGGCAGCGGGTGGTCGTGCTCGATCGGCAGATCGCCGAGTTCGCCGAGCAGCTCACCGCCGACCGGCGATACACCGAGATCATCGCGGCAGCCGATGCCGCGGTCGAGCAGCACCCGGCACCGAACGGCGCAGGCGTGCTCGCACGTGCCGACGAGGCGCCGGCGGCGAGCTCGATCGGCGAGACGTTCGTGCGTGAAGGTGTCGCCGCTCATTTCCTCACGACCGGCGAGTCGCGGGCGCTGCATCTCGACGGCACGCTCTTCGATCGTGCGGTGATCACGAATTCGACGCCATCGCAGCAGACGTTCACACCGGCGGGCCCGATCGCGCCGGCCGAGCGACCCTACGGCGCTCTTTCGGTCGTGGGCCGCGGCTCGGTGTCGAACGACACCGTGTACTACATCACCGAAGCGGCGATCCCGGTCGCCGGCGTCGTGCCCGAAAACGTCGCGAAGCCCGAGGCGACGCTCGATTTGCAGCCGCAAACGGCGCCGGTCGTCACCATCGCGCATTGGGTGCAGGTCACTCGGCAGGCGCTCGCCGACGCGAGTTACCTGCAATCCCACATCGACACCACCTTGCGCGCCGGCGTGCTGCGCAAGCTCGACCAGCAGGTGGTCATGGGCTCGGGCATCGGCGGCGAAATCCGCGGGCTCGACGCACAAACGGCGACGACACCGATCACCGGCACCGCCGGGCCCGGCGTCGTGCTCGAAGCGATCACCGCGGTCGAGTCGCTCGGCTACGCGCCGAACGGCATCATCGGCAATCCGACGACGCTCGCGACGCTTGTCACCGGGAGCTCGACGGCAGGCGGCTACATGGTGAACGCGATGGGCGATCTCGCACGTGTCACGTCGATGTTCGGTGTGCCGCTCGTCGCCGATATCAACGCACCGGCCGACAAGCTCTACGTGAGCGACTTCGCGAGCTCGTGCACGTTGTGGGACCGCGAGCAGACCGTGATGCGCATCGGCGAAGAGCATGCCGACACATTCATTCGTAACGTGCTCACGCTGCTCGCCGAGGGCCGGTGGGCGTTCACCGTGATGATCCCGCCGGCGATCGCCGAAGTAACTCTCACGATCGTCTGACCGTGGCAGATTGGCCCGACGTCGAGCGGCTATCGCGGTGGGTGAACATCGCGTCGCCGAGCACAAGCGAAGCGGCGACGCTCGCCGAGCTCGTCGCCGCGGTGCCGCCGTCGATTCGCATCATTTGCGACCGCACCGACGAATGGGCCGGGCCCGACGACGTGCCCGAGCCCGTCGCCGAAGCCGCGCTGCTCTTTGAGGGCCGGTTGTGGCAGCGGCGCAACTCGCTCGACGGCACGGTCGGTTTCGGCGACGCCGGCATTGTGACGATCGCACGCAACGACGTCGATGTCGTGCGACTGCTCGCCGGCTATCGCAGGATTCCGGTCGCATGAGCGATTACATCACCGTGCGGCACGAGCTCGCCGAGGCGTTGATCGCGGCAGGTGTGCGCACGCACGAGAGTTACCCGCCGTCGATCTCGCCGCCGGCGGCGGTCGTCGAGTTTCCCGACGAGATCGACTACGGGCGCACCGCGTGCTTGGACGGCTACACCGCGATCGTTCGACTGTTCACCGCACGATCACCCGACGGCGAAGTCGAGCTCATGCGGCTCGCATCGTTCACCGGCGTGCCGACGATGGTCAAAGGCATCGGCGGCGTGATGCCGCGCCGTGCCCGAAACTTCGGCTCGGTGAATGTCGCCGGCGCCGATCTCTACACATGCGAAGTCGTGATCGAGCTCATCACCTAACGACCGGAGACGTGCGATGCCCGAACCGCTGCCACTAATTCTCAATGCCGAAGTGACGATCAACGATGTGACGATGGATTGCCTCGTGAACGAGATCGCGATCGAGCCCGACACCGAGACGACCGAGATCAAGACGATGTGCGGCGCCGCCGAGTATCCCGGGACGACGAAATGGTCGTTCAACGCGACGCTCTACCAGTCGTTCGATGCGCTCGGCACGCATGAGACGTTGTGGGATCTCACGCTCACCCGCGATCCGGTCACCGTCACGGTGCTGCCGAAACGAGGCGTCGCCGTCGGGCCGACGAATCCGCTCATCACGGTCGAAGTGATCCCGACGCCGTACACAATCATCGGCGGCACCGCCGGCGAACCGAGCGAAGTCGAGATCGAGTGGGCGTGCGTGGGCCCGCCGACACTCACCGAAGTATGAGTAGCGATGTCGAGCTCGAAGGTGTGCCGGCGCTCAAACGCAATTTCGCCGCGTGCGCTCGCGAGCTCGATCGGGAGGCCGAAGATGCCACCGCGAAGCCGGCGGCGGCGATCCGCTCGGCGACCGCTTCGGCGCAGCCGGTGCTATCGGGCCGGTTGCGTTCGTCGGTGCGGGTCGATTCGATCCGAGGCGGGCACGCAGTCGAGCTCGGCGCCGGGCTCGCGTATGCGAGTTGGATCGAGTTCGGTGGCTCACGTGGGCGCCCGTTCGTGGCGGGTGGTCGCACGCTCGCGCCGGCGCTCGAATCGAACGAGCAGGCGGCGGTGCGCGAGATCGACAAGACGATCGACAAGGTAACGGGGAAGTATTCGGGATGAGTGTGCTCAATGGTTCCGGGCCGATCACGGCGACCGACTACACACTCGAACGCGACGAGCTCGACGGCGTGACCGTGCTCACGCTGCGCCGATCGTCGCGGCCACCGTCCGCAGCCGAGATGCGCGAAGTCGAAGTGCTCTCGAAAAAGCCGATCTCGGCGGTGCAAACCGATCTCGCACTCGCGCAGCAAATGGTGATCTGGTTGTTTTTGCGCCGGCGCGGTGTCGAGTGTTCGTGGGACGACGCCGCCGACATCGTGCTCGAAACGCAGGAGGATACGACGCTCGCGGTGGACCCTACCGACGGCGCGCTCTCGGTGACGTCGCCGCATTCTGCCACTACTGGCGCATGACACCGGGCGAGGTGCGTGCGATGCACGACGACGAGTACGACGCGTTCGTCGCATACATGGTCGAAGATGCCCGCCGGGCGAAACGACAGGCGCGGAAGTAGCCGGCGATGGCCGATTCGACGCTCACCGTAAAGGTGCTCACCGACACCACCGGGTTTACATCCGGTCTTAAAACGGCGTCGGGCGAGGCGGAGACGTTCAAGTCGAAGATCGGCAGCGCGGGTAAGGCGCTCGGCGCGATGGCGCTCGCCGGCGGCGCCGCGCTCGGTGTGTCGTTTCTCAAAGGTTCGATTGACGAGATGCGCGATGCCGAAAAGGTCGCGAAGCAAACGGCGGCGGGCATCGCATCGACAGGCGGCGCCGCGAACGTCACCGCCGGGCACGTCGAGAAACTCGCCGGCTCGCTCTCGTCGATGGCAGGCGTCGATGACGAGCTCATCCAAACCGGCGCGAACATGCTCTTGACGTTCACAAACGTGAAGAACGCCGCCGGCGCCGGTAACAACGTGTTCGATCAAGCGACCGAAGCGGCGCTCAATCTCTCGGCTAAAGGTTTCGGCTCGGTCGAGTCGGCTTCGGTGATGCTCGGGAAGGCGCTCAACGATCCGATCAAAGGCATCACCGCGCTCGGCAAGTCCGGTGTGACGTTCACCGAGCAGCAAAAAGAGCAGATTAAGACGCTCACCGAGACCGGCGACGTGCTCGGCGCGCAGAAGATCATTCTCGGCGAGGTGCAAAAACAGGTCGGCGGTGCGGCGAAGGCGGCAGCCGATCCGGTTGACAAGCTCAAAGTGAGTTTCGGCAACCTACAAGAGTCGGTCGGCAAAGCGATCCTGCCGATACTCGACGCTCTCGTGCCGGTGCTCATATCGCTCGCGCAATGGTTCGAGCGAAACGCCGGCGTGCTCGTGCCGCTCGTCGCGGTGCTCGGCGGGCTCGCCGCGATCATCGCCGGCATCGTCGCCGTCACAAAGGTTTGGACCGCGGTGCAGACTGCGTTCAATCTCGTGATGGCGGCAAACCCGATCGTGCTCATCATTCTCGGGATCGCCGCGCTCGTCGCCGCGATCGTGCTGCTCTACACAAAGTGCGAATGGTTCCGTGATGCGGTCGGCGCGGTGTGGGATGCGATCAAGACCGGGTTTAATTTCGTGCTCGACGTGATCAAAGGCGTGTTCAATTGGGTGAAAGATAATTGGCCGCTGCTGCTCGGTATCTTGACCGGCCCGATCGGGCTCGCGATCGCTCTCATCGTCACGCATTGGGACACCGTGAAGGCGGCGATACTCGCCGTGTGGGATTGGATCAAGAGCACATGGTCGTCGGTGTATCACTTGATCGTGGATCCGATCGCGAACGCGGTCGGCGCCGTGCTGCGCAAGGTCGGCGAGATTCTCGATTGGTTCAAGAACCTTCATAACAAGGTGCAAGAGGCCGTGAGCGGCGCGGCGACGTGGCTACTCGACGCCGGCAAAGACGTGGTGCGCGGCTTGTGGGACGGCATTAAGTCGATGGCCGGGTGGATCGCCGACAAGGTGAAAGGTCTCGCGAAAACGATTCTCGGGCCATTCGCGAAGGTGTTGAAGATCGACTCGCCGTCGCGTGTGTTCTTCGGCTTCGGGCAGAACATCGTGCAAGGTCTCGCGAACGGCATTCGCAGCTCGACGCCGCTCGCGACGCGAGCGATCGCCGATCTCGGCTCGTCGCTCGTCGGGCCATCGTTCGCTACCGCGGGCGGCGGCGGCGTCGGCGGTGGGGCTACCGCCGGCGCCGGCGCCGTGATCGTGAATCAAACGATCAACGCGACCGAAGCCGACCCTTACATCATTGGGCGCATCGTGATCGACGAGGCGGCGTGGGCGCTCAAAACGGCGGGCCGGTGATCTCATGGCAGTAACGACGCGAGGCGCCGGCGCCGTGCCGACACCGTTCGGCCCGCTCGCCGGGCCGGTCGTGGTCGTGCTCGAAGGCGCTTACGGCGCGCCGATCACGTTCAACACCGCGCAAGCCGATCCGCAAGGTGTCGAGTGGTGGTGCGGCGAGCTCGATGGGTGGGACTTTCCCGACGTCGATGTGTCGCCGCTGCCGCGCATGGGCCGTCACGGTGTGTGGATTCCGCCGTCGTGGTTCCGGGCGTGCTCGATCACTATGCGCGGCACGTTCGTCGCGCCCGATCTCGCATCGGCAGATATCGCCGTCGAGCAGCTCGCCGCCGCCGCCGCGCTCACGAGCTCGCCGGGTGTGCTGCGTGTCTACGAGCACAACGCGGCGCAACGTGCCGTGCGGCTCGGTGGCCGCGTGCGCTTAGACCGTTCGCTCGCCGAGGGCCGGCACGTCAACTTCGAGATCACGTTGATCGCCGCCGACCCGAGGCGCTACGCGCTCGCCGAGCAGTCGGTGACGTTCGGTGTGAACGTGGCGCCGGCGACCGGGCACGGCATCGTTTTCCCGCTCGCGTTCGACTTCGATTTCGGCAGCGAAGGCGAGATCACCGGCGGCACGCCGGTGCAGGTCGCCGGCACGGTCGAGACGCCGCCGACGTTCACTTTCCGCGGGCCGTGCACGTCGCCGTCGATCACGAATGTGACGACCGGCAAGACGTGGCGCTACACCGGCTCGTTGCTCGCCGGCGAGACGCTCGTGGTTGACATCGACGCCGCGACCGTGATGCTCGGCGGCACCGGCAATCGTTACTACCTCGTCGATCCGGCGTCGGATTGGTGGATGCTCGTGCCGGGCCAAAACGTGCTCACGTATGCCGCGGCAGGCGCCGGCACCGGCGATGTCACCGTGAAATGGCGGTCGGCATGGTTATGACCGCGCCGCGGGTTGCCGCCGGCACACTCGACGCTCACGCATACCGCGTGCTCATCGGCAATCACGTCACGCGGCAGATTCTCGGCGAGATGCCGGCGAGTGAGCTCACATACACCGACGAGCTCAACAAGCCGGGCTCGTGTTCGTTCCGGGTGCCGATCGAGCATCCGGCGGTGACGCAAGAGGTGATCTGGCCGGGCCGGCGAACGGTGTTCGTCGAACGCGACGGCGCCGTTGTGTTCGGCGGGTGGATCGTTACGTGCCGTGCGTCGGGCTCGTCGCTCGAAGTCGCCGCCGAGGGCTGGTTTCACTTCATTCGCCGCCGCTACCGCATGGGCCCGTGGGTGTGGCATGGCTTCGATCAAATGCAGGTCGCGGTCGCGGTGCTCAATCTCGTCGGCGAAGATACGCTCGCGATGCCGGCGATCTCGTGGGACACACTCAACTCGGGCACGGTGCGCGACTACGAGTGGATCGGGCACGACAAGACCGGCGGCGCCGTGATCGACGAGCTCGCCGCGATGGCAGGCGGGTTTGATTGGTCGATGCGTTACGCGTGGGCCGATGGCTGGCCGGCGCCGACGATTCACCTTCACTACCCGTGGCGCGGCACGCGTGTGTCGTTGCCGATCACCGACGCGTTGCCGCTCGTGGACTTCGGCGTCGCGGTCGATTCGTCACCGATCGCCGACTCGGTGTCGGTGTTCGGGCGTGACAATCCCGACTATCCCGAGGCGCCGTGGACCGATCGGTGGGCGATGTCGGCGAGCAATGCGCCGGCGCTCGGCTACCCGGCGTTTCATGTCGTCGAAGCAGCACGCGACGTCGAGTCGCTCGCCGAGTTGCAGGCGCTCGCCGATCGGCGCATGCGCACGACATCGGACTGCTCGCTCGTGCCGTCGGTTACATATGCGTCGGGCGGCGATCTCGACGAGCTCGACGCGTTGCAAGCCGGCGACGTTGTGCACGTGCGGCATGCGCGTGGGTGGATCGACGTCGATGATTGGTTTCGCATCATGGGCCGGTCGGTGGTCGTCGGCGAGGATTCGACCGAGCAAACGACGCTCGCTCTCGCGCCGCATTCGCTCGCCGGCGGGTTTGCCGCATGAGTGCCGCCGAGGGCCCGCTTCGCACACCTTCGCTCGCCGATACGTTCGCCGACATCGACCGGCGTGTGCGTGCCGTCGAGTTCGGCGACCCGAACGCGGTCGCCGATGCCCGCGCCCGCATCGCTTCGATCAACGCTTCGATCGCTTCGATCAACGCTTCGATCGTCACGATCAACTCTCAAATCGCGCAGCTCTCGTCGCAAATGCAAGGTGTGCACGACTCGTCGGTGCAGCGTGACAACGTGTTGCACGTGAACGACGGCAATCTCTACACATGGGCGACGCAGTACGCGCCGCCGGTGCGCACGTGGCAAACGGGCAATCTGAAGCTCTACATCGAGCAACGTGCCGATTGGGCGGTCTTGTGGCACGAATATGCCCGGCACGGTTTGTCGAATCCCGGGCCCGGTCCCGTTTTCAACGGTCCGCCGGCGTTGCCGGCGTGGCCAATCATCACCGACCCGACACCATAGGACGCGACCATGACCGAGCGTTTGCCGTATGTGCAGCAGAATCGCACCGTTGCCGCCGGGCAAGGTCATGACGCACAAGAGTGGCGGTGGATGCAGGCCGGCGCGGCGCTCGCCGGCGTGTGCGGGCCCGGCGACTTAAAGGTCACCGCGGCCACCGGCATGCAAGTGACGATCGCCGCGGGCGGCGCGTTCGTGCCCGACGGCACGACACCGGCCGGCGCGTATCACGTGTTCAACGACGGGCCGGTGACGATCACGCTCGACGCCACCGTGTCGCAGCCGCGCATTGATCTCGTGATCGCCGAGGTGCTCGACACCGCAGCGGGCGGCGCAAGCAACGCGTTCCGCATTCGCAAGGTGCCCGGCACCGCGGCGGCGTCGCCGTCGCCGCCGACGTTGCCGGCACGCTCGATCGCTCTCGCACAAGTCGCGATCCCGGCGGCGCCGGCAAGCGCGGTCGGCGCCATCACCGACCGGCGTGCCGCGGGCGGCGCGTGGGCGCCGGCACGCGGGCAGGTGTGGTCATACGACGCGACCGCGCTCACCGGCACGCTGCGGCAATCCGCCGGCGAGATCGACACAATGTTCTCGGCGACCGTGCCGACCGTGCCCGGTCGCAAGTATTCGTTCGGTGTTACCGGCGTGGTCGTGTTCGATCAAGCGAGCGGCGGCGGCTCGTGGGTTTACAAAGTCGGTGCGTCGAACCTGCTCATATGGCAGGGGCTCGGGCTCGCCGCCGGCAACTCGTTCTCGGTGAACATGCGCTCATCGTGGACGTTGCTCGCCGCTGCGGCGTCGGTGGCGCTCTCGGCGACGTTGCAGCGAACGGTCGGCGCCGGCGTGATGACGATCGACTCGGGTTTCGGGCCGATCATCTTCGCCATGTACGACGAGGGCGGTGCACTCACATGACCGACGAACGCGAGCAGCTCGACGACGAGCTCGACGGCGACGCTTACGCCGCGGCCTACTGGCGCACGATCGCGTATGAGAGTGAGATCGAGCTCGCCGACGACATCGACCCGAACGGGCCGCACGTCGATTTCGCCGGCGGCATCGTGGTCAATCCGCAACGAGCAGCCGGGGAGGTGACACCGACATGACCGAGACGACGAACGGCGAGAACGAGATCATCCCCGAGCCGCGCCCGGCACCCGAGCCGACACCGGCCGAGGCGCCCGAGCCCGGGCCCGAAGGCGACACCGACGACACCGAGGCGTGAGCGATGGCGAAGATGCCCGGCATCCCGTTTGATCAAGGTTCCGAAGCGCAAGGTTCGCTCTCGCCGACCGCGGTGATCCTGCACCGCACGTACGGCTCTTGGGCCGGCGACTACTCGGTCGGTGTCGGCACCGGCCGACCCGGCATCGGGTTTCATTTCCTCGTGGGCAAGCAGCCGGGCAATTGGGTGCAGTTCTATGACACGCGCACGAAGTGCTCGCACGCCGCCGGCGCAAACTCGTGGTCGGTCGGCATCGAGTTTGAGGGCAAGAATGAGCAGCCGCTCACCGATTGGCAGATCGACGCCGGCGGGCAGATCGTGCGGTGGCTCGCCGGCGACGTCGGTATCCCGCTCGACGCGTTCTATCACGGCGCACGCAAGGGCCAATCCCGCGAGTTCCGCGGTCACTCGACGGTCGCCGATAGCGATCACACCGACTACATCACCCGATCGGACTTCGACAAGATGGTCGCCGGCGCCGTGCCGGAACTCGACGAGGAAGGCGACAACATGCAGATGATCCCCGAGTATGCCGACGGCGCCGTTCACTTTTTCTACGTCGCGCGGCCATCGACCGAGGGCGGCACGCTATGGCATGCGTGGTGGCCGCGCACCGGGCCGGCGTTCGGCATGCATTCCGAGCGGCTCGGCGAGGGCGACGATCACGACGTGTACGACGGCATCCCGTCGGTGTGCGTGGACAAGACCGACAACAAAATCCACGTTGTGTGCGACCGCACCGGCTCGAATCCGCCGGCGCATTGGTTCAAGACGCCCGACACGCGTTGGAGCGCCGACTGAAATGCCATGAGTCGAATTCTCGAACGGTGGCCGCTCACGATCGTCGGGCTCATTCTCATCGGGTGGGCGGCATCGACGCTCGCCGATCACGGTTCGACTTCGACGATGACAGGCGTCGTGCTCGGGCTCGGCGTGTTTCTGCTCGGCGCCGGCACGACGCTCGTGATCCTTGGCGTGGGCCGCGGCCGCGGCGGCACCGCTCGAAAAGGTGATGACGACGACACCGGGTAGCGTGCGCGCTGCGGGCTCGCCGTTTGCGGCATGCGGCGCCGGGGAAGCGGTCGAAGTCGAGCGGCGGGCCCGTCACTCACCACGAGAGCGGCGCAAGAACTGCGCGACGCATGCTTTGTCGAGCTCGACGATTGCGCGGCGCACGGCTCAATCTGGTGCGTCTCGTGGGCCGCTAGCGGCTCGCCGCCGGCGGCAACTCGACGTCGATCACCCGATCCGAATGCCGATAGACCGTCATGATCATGCGCGTGTCGGCATGACCGGCGATGTCGGCGAGATGTTCGAGACGCACGCCGGCGTCGCTTAGGTGCGTGATCCGCGTGTGCCGCAGCTCATAGGTGTCGATCTCGGGCACGCCGGCGAGCTCGCACAAGCGGCGCAGCGAACGGCGCACGTTGCCGGCGTCGAGCATGCGACCCGAGCTCGTCGAGAACACAAGATCGAGATCGTGCCAATCGGCGCCGGCGGCGAGGCGCCGTTCGAGTTGCACGTGCCGCTGCTCGACAAGAGCGGCGTGCGCCGCCGGCGTGAGTCGCAGCGTGCGCGGTCGTGAGAGATTCTTCGCCGCGCCGACGACGAGCTCGCCGGTCGGCGCGGTGCGGCGCAGCGGGCCCGCGTGGACCGTGCCGGCGTCGAGATCGACCGACGACCACCGCAACGCCGCCGACTCACCCGGCGCGAGTGCGAGCTCATAGGTGGTCGCAAAATAGGTTCCGAGCTCGTCGCCGGCGGCGACGTCGAGCAGCTCGACGAGCTCGGCGGGTGAGAGTGCGATGCGCGGCCGCGGCGGCGCGACGTTCAACGTCGGCACGGTGGCGAGCTCGGCGACGTTCGAGACGACGAGCGATTGCCGGCGCGCTTCGGTCAACACTTGCGCGGTGATGTGGCGCAGGCGTGAGAGCGTGTTGCGTGAGAGCGGGCCACCGCTGCGAGCGTGGCGTGCGCCGAGCAGCATCGCGTTGATATCACTCACCGTGAGATCACGCAGGCGCCGCGACCCGAGCACCGGCACGACGTGCGTTTCGAGATATGAGCGATCACGGTCGAGCGTGGCGCGCGAAGCGGTGTGAGCTCGCAAGCCGAGATACTCGTCGGTCCAATCGGCGAAGGTGCGCGAGCTCGCCGGCGCAGCACCCGAGGCGACAGGCACCCGCACGAGCTCGTCGAGACGCTTGCGCGCTTCGGTGCGGGTGGCGCCGGTCACGCGCCCGACGCGCTTGCCGCGCACCGTGAGCTCGCCGACGAACACACCGCGGCGCTTGTCCTCGTACACCGTGCCGTTGCCGTTCGGCGCTCGAAGGTTGCCGGGTACCCGCTTGCGTGGCATGCGTTGCTCTCCTGCTCGGTGGCGTTCTTAGGTACAACTACCCCGCAACTACCCCGCAGCCCTCTTTTGGGAAATCCTGTAAATCGGGAAAAATACCCCGCTACCTGCTCTTTTGCGGTGGGTGATGGCGGAATCGAACCGCCGACTTCTGCCACGTCAATCCGAGCCGAGCAGGTTTTCGCACCCTAAATGTGCTGCTCATGGGCGGTATTGGTCAACACCGTATCGCATGGTACAAGGTGTCAACTACCCCGCAAACTACCCCGCATCGTGACCGCTGCCACGATCGACAAGGTGCACGAGCTCGGCGCGCCGGGCCCGCAAGAATTCGCACGCCGCGATGCAGCTCGCGATCGCGGCGTCGAGATCGCCGACCATCATCTCGACGACATCGCCGAGCTCGGGATCGAATCCGCCGGCACGCAGCGCGGCGACAGGCGACGAACCGATCGTGCGCGCGATGGCGCGCAAGGTGTGTGCGTCGGGCGCGTGCCGCGGCGTGCGCTCGATCGCGCCCCACGTCGCCGCCGAGATCCCGGCGAGCTCGGCGGCGCCCGCTTGGGTGAGATCGCGCTCATGACGCCATTCCCGCATGAGAAACCCGAGACGGGCGATCTCGTCGATGTTCACCACCTTGCGCGCCATGACGAAAAAAACGGTACGGCGCATTGTGACACATGTTGAGCGATGCCGTACAAAATTGCTCATATGGGGCACAAACGGGCAGGTGCGGCGACAATTCGCCATTGACCGTTGACTACCGGCGGTCGTAACGTCACAAGTCGAACGAGGTGCTCGCAATGACATCGCATCTCGTGCTATGGCGTCCTAATCCGGGGGGAAACAGTCGCTATGCCCGAAGCCGATACCGCGCGCCCGAAGGCGGCAAATGTGGACCGCGAGCCCGACCATCCGACCATGCGAGCGCAGCAATTACTGCTCGACATCGACGATGTGTGCGAGATCCTCGCGCTCTCCCGCACCACCGTTTACAAGCTCATCATGGCCGGCGACATCGAGTCGGTGATCATCGGCACGAAGCAGCGCCGCGTGACATACGCCGCGGTCGAGCGGTACGTGGCAGCGTTGCCGCAGGCGCCGGCGTCCCGATGATCGAGACGATCACTCTCGTCGGCTTCGCCGCCGCCGCGGTCGCGCTCGTGCTGCTCGCCGTGATCGGTGCCGCTCGACGCAACGACCGCGAGAATCGCACCCGCCGGCACGTCGAGCTCGACACCGACGGCGCCGCATCACTCGCCGCGCTGCGCCGCCGGCACACCGAGATCAACGACCGCATGCGCGCCGAAGGCGTCGGCGAGTGAGCCGAGCCGACCACCCGAGCGGCGGCGGGCCGGCGCTAACGACGATCAAGACGTGCGAGATGTGCGGGCGACCGATCATCACACCGCGGCTTGACGATCTCTCACGCCGGCGCATACCGCTCGATGCCGAACCGAAGCGAAACGGCACCGCGGTGTTGCTACCCGACGGCACATGCTCGATCGTCGGCACGAGGCGCACCGAGCCCGGCACGCTGCGCTACTCGACGCACAACTCGACATGCGATCACTCGGTCGCACATCTCCCATCGCGCCGGCGCGCATGACGGCGCAGCGATGGTCGTTCTCGGTGGTCGGCTTGCCGATCTCGCAAGGTTCCGCAGTCGCGTTCACATCGGCGAGCACCGGCAAAGCGATGCTCAAACCGAGCAACGCCGCCGCACTCTCACAATGGCGCCACGACATCGGCGAAGCGGCGCAGCGCGCCGGCGTGCCATGCACCGACGGGCCCGCCGAGCTCGTCGCGACGTTCTCGTTTGCGCGCCCGAAATCGCATCACGGCAAACGAGGATTGCGACCGTCGGCGCCGGCGCAGCACATACAACGACCCGACATCGACAAGCTCGCACGTGCCCTACTCGACGCACTCACGTCGATCGCTTACACCGACGATCGGCACGTAACGACGCTCACGCTGCACAAGCAATGGTCAGACGCGCCCGGGTGTGTCGTGCACGTACTCGCCGAGGCGCCGGCGCAGGCGGCGACGTGAGCGGGCGCATCGACGGCGCCGGGAGCGATCTCATCAATGCGGCGGCACGTTTGCGCGACGAGGCGGTGCGGCTCATACCCGATGCGCCGACTCGCACCGCGCTCGAACTAGCTCGCACACATGCCGACTATCTCGAAGCGGTCAACGATCTCGTCGGTGTCGCCATCGACGTTTACCGCGTGGCGATCGTGCACGAGCTCGGGCGGCTCGATGTTCGCGATGCCGAGGCGGCGCCGTGAGCGGGCTCACAAGGTTCGACGTGCTCGCCGGCGAGCTACTCGAATACGTGATCGCGACGCATCACCGACCCGAGCTCGACGACGGCGAGCTCGCCGCGCAGCTCGGAATCCGACTCGACGAGCTCGCCGAGGCGCTCGACGGCGGCGACGCATGACCGTGTATTACACACCGGCCGACGAGGCGCGCGAGCAGGCGGTCGCCGACGTGCTCGCGCGGTGCTGGCATTGCGAGATACACCGCTTGCCGCGCTTTGAGGGAATCGACTTTTACGCGGTGCGCGGCGACCGCATCGTCGCGTGGATCGAGCTTAAAAACCGCGGCGTCGCATCCGATCGTTTCTCGTCGGTCTACCTGTCGCACGTCAAATGGTCGCAGCTCGTCGATGTCGAAACTCGCACCGGCCGACCCGGCATGTACGTGGTCGCGTTCACCGACTGCGTGAAAGCGATCCGCGCGACGCACGTCGATGTGAGCAATCCGCGCATGTACGGCAATAGCGCGCGGCAGGTCAAAGAACCGATCTATTTCGTGCCGATCGACTCGATGCGCACGGTCACCGAATTGCAACCGGCGAACGGGAGATCATGAGCAGCTCGACGAGACGCATCGACCGAGGCCGTGGGCACTCATACCTGCTCGACGGCGACAAGGTGCCGGGTGTGACGACGCTCATCGGCGACGGCATGCCGAAACCGGCGCTCATTCGGTGGGCAGCAAAAGGCGTCGCCGAATATTGCTACCGCGAACGCGACGGCAAACTCGCCGACTGCGACGAGCTCGAATATGTGCGCATAGCGAAGGGCGCGCCGTGGGACGACCGCGACCGTGCCGCACGCCGCGGCACCGAAGTGCACGCAATCGCCGAGCAGCTCGCCGGCGACGTCGAAGTCGATGTGCCCGACGAGCTCACATCGCACGTCGATCAATATCTCGCGTTCGTGCACGACTTCGAGCCCGACTACGTGGCGACCGAACGTGCCGTGTTCTCACGCAAACACCGCTACGCGGGCACGTTCGACGCCATCGCGCACGTGCCGGCGCTCGGGCCCGGAAATACCCTGCTCGACTTGAAAACGTCACGGTCGGGCCCGTTCGGCGAAGTCGCATTGCAGCTCGCCGCGTACCGCCATGCCGATATTTACATCGACGGCGACGGAAACGAATCCGACATGACGACGCTCGATATCCGACGCTGCGCAGTCTTGTGGGTCACTCACGACACTTACGAGTTGCGACCCGTCGAGACCGGCGCCGACGTGCTGCGCACGTTTCTCTACGTGCAGCAGGTCGCGCTACGGCGACCCGAGCTCGACGAGCTCATCGGCTTGCCGGTCGTGCCCGATGCGGTGGTGCACGCATGAGCAACGCACTCGCGATCGCGACGCCGGCAGGCACGTTCGCCGACGTCGAGCCCGCATTCGAGCTCGCCGGCAGACTCGCAAAAACCGAGTTCGTGCCGCGTGCGTTGCACGGGCGACCCGAAGCGATCATGGCCGCGATACTCGCCGGCGGCGAGCTCGGCATCGCGCCGCTCGTCGCGCTGCGCACCATCCACATCATCGAAGGCAAACCGACACTCGCCGCCGAGATCCAACGTGCGCTCATACGTGCCGCCGGTCACCGCTTGTGGACCGACGAATACACATCGCGCAAAGTGACGTTGTGCGGGCAGCGCGCCGGCGACGACGACGTGCACAAGGTGTCGTGGGAACTCGGCGATGCCGAACGGGCCGGGCTCGCATCGAAGCAGAATTGGCGCCGCTACCCGCGCCAAATGCTGCTCGCACGAGCGACGAGCGAGCTCGCACGTCTCGCGTTCGCCGACGTCACCGCAGGCATGTACGCACCCGAGGATTTCGACGAGATCATCGACGTCGCCGGCGAACCGACCACCGCGCCGACCAGCTCGAAACGCAAACGTGCGTCGCGCCGGCGCGAAACCGTCGATGTCGCCGCGCCGGCATTGGCCACCGCGCCCGAGCGGGCAAAACCGGAAACGGCGCCGCAGGCGCCGCCACCGCCGCCGCTACCCGGCGAAGCAGGATTCGACGACTTAGATATCGTCGAAGGCGAGCTCGTCGATCCTGCGGCACGTGAGGCGCCCGTGAGCGAACCGCGGGACACAACCGCTGCGCAGCGGCTCGTGATACACGCGCAATCGGCGAAGTTCGACGACGATCTACGGCACGAGCTCGCCGAAATGGTCACACATGGCCGCGGGCGGTCGTTCAACGACTTCGACGACGACGAGCTCGCGATCGCACGGTCGATCATCGACGACGTGCGCGACGGCACCGCCGAGCTCACATACGGCGACGACGGCGAGCTCGTGCTACATCGGCTCGCCGGCACCGCGCCGACCGAGACGCCGCCGCTACCGCTCGGCGATCTCACCGCCGAAGCTCGGGCGTCGGTGGCGCTCGACGGCGAAACGCAGTCGCTCGGCGGCTACCCGCAAAGCGCCGCCGAATGGCGCTATCTCGCCGCGAGCTACGGCATCACCGGCGCCGGCGTCCTGCTCACCGTCGCACGACTCGCACCCGAGCTCGGCATCGCACAAGCCGACCGACCGCTCGACTCGGGCCCGGGACTCGACGCATGGCTCGACAAGCTCGGCGGCGCCGGCGAGATCGTCGAACGACTGCACCGCGAGCTCACCACCGACCCGCCGTTCTAAAGGCGCCGCCATGACCGAACGACCGGTCGCACTCTCACTCTTTCCCGAACACCGACCCGACCGACCGATCGGGCCGATCCCGCTCTCGGTGCAGCTCGGCTCAAACGCGGATCTCGTCGCCGCCATCGCGCCGCTCTATCTCACCGGCTCGGTGCTCGACGTCACATACGGGCGCGGCGCGTGGTGGTCGCAATTCCGACCGGCGCCGTTCACCGCGCACGACATCGAGCTCGACGGCATCGACTTCCGCGCACTACCCGAAGCCGACCGCTCGATCGACGCCGTGTGCTTCGATCCGCCATACGTGCCGCACGGCGAACCGAGCGTGCCCGACGAGCTCATGCCGCACGGCACGTTCCGCACCCGCTACGGCATCGACGAACAACGCACCGACGCTGCGCTATGGGCCGAGCTCATCGCGCCCGGACTCGACGAGGCATGCCGGGTCGCGGATCGGTGGGTGCTCGCGAAGTGCAGCGATTACACCGGCGCCGGCGCCGCGCTCGTGCTCGGGCACGTGCGCATGATCGACATCGCCGACGAGCTCGGCATGCGCGTGCACGATCTCGTGGTGTTCACCCGCAACGCGCCGAGCGGGCCCGGCGGGCACAACATTCGCACGATCAAACGCACAAGGCGCGCCCATAGCTACCTGCTCGTGTTTGAGGCGCACCCGTGACCGCGCCGCTCTACACATGGCGCGCCGCGCTCGTGCACTCAAACCTGCCACCGCTCACAAGACTCGTCGCACTCACACTCTCGACGCACATGACACCGAACGGCGACGAGTGTTGGCCATCGGTGCCGCTGCTCGCACGAGAATGCGCGCTCAACGCCGGCACCGTGCGCCGGCACCTTCGCCGGCTCGAAGCCGACGAATGGCTACTCGTGCAACCGAGCAAAGGCGGGCGCAACCGAACGAACCGATGGCAGGCGCACGTGCCGTTCGATCACTCGCCGCCACCGCAAACCCGCGCGCCCGCACGCGGGATAGAAACCCGCGTGCAGCGCGCGGGTAAGACCGAAGCCGAGGTAGGTGCCCGCGCGCCTAGGGCGCGGGCTAACCCGCGCCCTAGGCGCGCGACGAGTAGTTCAGGGAACAGTCCACCCGTACAAGACTCGTTACAACCTCTAGGTATCGCGCGCGAACGCTTCGACGATCATGCTTCGCTCGCCGAAGAGCACCGAGCAGCTCGACACCGAAGGCGATACACCGACCCGGCACGAGCCCGTGCAATCATCGAGCAGCACACACCACCGCCGGCGCCGACATCACCCGACCCGGCACCACCACCACCCGACGACCGACCGCCACGAGGGCCACCACCGACGCCACCACCGCGACCGATCGACGAAAGGTGCCGCACGTGAAACTCAAAATCCGCAAACCCGTACCCGACGAACCGCTCGACGACGGCTTGACGATCGCAGCGAATCGGCTCGCCGCCGGCGAGATCGTCACCGCCGTAGTGCAACTCGCCGCGCTGCACATCGAAGTCTCACCCGAAGGCGAATCGCTCGCCGTCGTCGCCACCATCGACACCGGCGAAGCACTCATGACCGAGTTCGACGCGCTCGCCGCGATCGAGCTACTCGACAAAGCTCACGAGGCGCGCACCGGCGTGGCCAAGCTCGGGCTCGGCGGCATCGAAGGCATCGACCGAATCGAGATCGTCACCACCGAAGTCGCGGGCTCATGACGTTCGACGCATACCGCATCACCATCGGCACGAACGCCGCCGGCGACTCATGCTCGGCGACACTCGAAGGTCGCATCGCCGGGCGCGACACCATCGGCGACGAAACCGCATGGCAGCACATGCGCGGCGTCGGGCCCGACGCATCACCGCAACTCGTGATCGGATTCTTGCAAGGCGCGCTGCACTCAATCGCCGAGCTCGACGTCGCATGACCGCACCCGCGCCCGACAAGCAAGCGCAGCTCGATCAAACGCTCGCCGCTTACGGCGACTGCACCGGATGCGGCGCACGCCGCGCCATCGCCACCATCGAGCAGCTCGACACCGCCGAGCTCGCCGATCCCGACATCACCGGCTACATCGCCGGTCGCATGTCGAGCGAAGCGCAAGCGAACGCGTTTCGCTTCGCGCTCGCCGCGCTCTCGGCGCACGGCGCCACCATCACCGCCGAGCAAATGCTCGTGCTGCGCGAGCTCGAACGCAACGTCGAGAGCTACCGCACCGGGCGCAGCACATGAGCGAACGGAACCGCATGAGCCCGCTACCGCACGTCGCGCTGCGCATCGACATCGAGCAAGCCGACGACATCGCCGCCATGCTCACCGCACTCGCACCGCGCATCGCCGGATTCGTCACCGAGCTCGAAGCCGCCGGCGTCACCGTCGCCGTGTTCGTCGCGATCGACCGTGCGCCGTGATCGAGTACCGCGTGATCGTCGGCGACGACGCACGCCGCATGACCGAACTACTCAACGCCGGCGCCACCGCCGGCTTCGCACTCATCGACGCAGTAATGCCCGCCGGGCGCGGCGAGCTCATCGCGACCATGTGGCGCGACGACGGCGAAGTCGTGATGACGCCATGACCGACGACGAGCTCGGCATCGTTCGCATCGCGCTCGCAATGGCGAACGCCGCGACCGAGGTACTCGCCGCCGGCGATGCCGGGCCACGCGAACGGCAACTCGCACGCGACGCGCTCGGGCTCGCCGCCCGCTACCTGCACGACATCGCCGCCGATGGTGACGAGTCGTGATGCGCTACAACCGTTGCGCTGCAACGCATGTAGCGTCCCGACCGAAGGCGCTACAACCGTTGCGCTGCAACGGTTGTAGGGGCGGTGCTCTACAACCGTTGCGCCGCAACGGTTGTAGACGATCGACGTCGGGCTATACCCGTTGCGCTGCAACGGTTGTAGCGATCGCGCGAAAAAGTTTTGCGCGCGCGCCGCGCGATCGCGCCGCCGATTTTTTTGAGGGCGCCGCTAGCTCGGTTGAGAGCTCTGCGGCG